GTGCACCACCCCCCCCCGCGGTAGTCTACAGACGTAGACGAAAAGGAAGCCACACTGTCTGTTACACTCGAAAGTGGAATTACTTTGGTATCGGTTCCTGCCGATATTTTTGAAAGCACGGTTACCCCGTTCAAGACTGCTTGCGTTATTTCAGCAATCGTGTGGTCAGCCGTTCCGAACGGGGAATCTCCAGCCGGTGGCGTTATGTTTACATACATCACAGGCTTGTCTGCCCACTCTGCCCCGTCCTCCGTTTTTTCCAGCAACTGCCCCACAGTTCCGCCATCCGGCAATCCGCTTGGGGCCGCCTGGGGGATTGCGTTGCCTTCGGAGTCAAAGCCTACCACTTGGCCAGCGGTACCTTTCAGCTTGTCTTGCTTGCCTTTTGCTGCATTGTCCGCATATCCGAAGATGTCTTGCGCCTTGCCCTGTGGGTCATATGTAGAAGACTGCATGTCTCCGCTTCCGTCGCCATCCGCACCATTGTAGACAGTGAACTCGTATGAGCTCCCATTGGTCAGCTCAATTGTGTAGGTGTCCGTGGTGCCCGGCGCATGGTTGCCGTCAGTCTGAGAGATGCCCGCAATCCCCACGCCCTCCACGCCGGAAAGGTCGGAGAGATACACCCAGCCAACGCCATCATGCACATAGAGCTTGGAGTTATCCGGGTCATCTACAGTGGAGGCGATGATAACCAGGTCGCCCTCATGCATATTGAGCTTGTCCGCCTCCATAGCCTCCACAGAGGGATAGGATTTCACAATGGAGAGAACAGACTTAATCCCGGTATCGGTATACGCCTGGGTCTCTGCGTTCCATACCCACCAGGTTCCATTCTGCGGCTTCGGCGGTTTTCCGCTGTACTGCTTGGCGGTCTCGGCGCTCGCGCTTGCTTCTTCGGCCTTTGTAGTGGCCGTGCCCGCCGCTGTCTCCGCCCCGCTCTTGGCCGCTTCCGCAGCCCCCTGGGCGGCCTCCGCTTTGCCCTGTGCCGCTTCGGCAGCCGTCCTGGCATCCGCCGCATCCACCGCGTCCTGCGCCGCCGCGGTTGCACTGCCTGCCGCCCCCTGGGCGCTCTGTGCTGCGGCCTCTTGGGACACTGCGGCCTCCGAAGCCGAATCTGCTGCCGCCTGGGCGTTTGCCTCAGTCTGCTCCACATAGACGGAGAGCTCTTCCCGCACACCTTCGGCGGCGTCTTTCGCTGCAACGTCCGCCGCTGCCTCCGCTGCCGTCTTGGCGCTCTCCGCCCCGGCCTGCGCGTCCGCGGCGGCGCCTTGTGCCGTTTCCGCCGCTTTTTGTGCAACCTCTGCCCCACTCTTGGCACTCTCTGCTGCTTCCTGCGCTTCCTCCGCCTGAGTAGCGCTCTCCTGGGCCGCAGACGCACTCTTCGCCGCCGCTTCAGCCGATTTCTGGGAAGCGTTTGCAATATCCTCCACGGACTTCCGGGCGAATCCCTTTATCTGTGCGCCGGTAATATGTCCTGCTGCACCTTGTTGTTCAGCCACAAAAAAAGACTCATCATCAAGGTCTTCGATAAGAGGCAATTCCCCAATCCGTTTATCCGCCATGTTCTCCCTCCTTCCCCGCCTCTGTAACTATAGATTCCGCTGTGTGGATAATACCAAGCAACTGTGTCCAATTGTTTGGCCCAGATACTGTGATCCTAGAGGCTGCTTCTCTAATTGCTACCGCCATTTGAATAATTTTTTGACTATCCATTACAGACCTCCAATGATATCATTCAGAACATCCGAGATGTGAAGAACGTGGTATCCGGTTATCTCGTCCCCCGGATCTACATCCTGTATCCCGGTAGATTGTATGGAACCTATATTGGTCTTGGCCGCGTTGTAAATCTCGGCGGTCAGTGTGTCCCCGGCGGACACCTTGCACCCGGAGGCGGAGGGAAAGCGCCCACTGTCCGTCGTCCAAAACAATCCGTATGCCTCTCGCATCTCCACAATCTTGTCTATGAAGTCGTTCCATACATTGTGATGGAAGTCATCCGCTGCCCGGTTACCCTGTAAAACTTGGTAGGCGTTACGGGTCTGTGTGTCCGTCGCTGCCCCATTGGATGATGTCCATGACCACGGTTCAACTACAATCTCTGGCCTTGTGGTGGCATAGACCGGAGAAGGCATATAAGGGCCGGTTCCGTAGCTGTTCTTGCCATAGTAGTTAATTACATACCTCTGGTTAGGCTCGAGGCTTGTTAGCGTGTAATTTCTCGACGTAGTTTCCACATTTCGGGCAGTAGTCGTGCTGTCTGGCCGATAGGCGATTACATAAGATGTTGCTTTTGAAATGGCTCTCAGCGTTACTTCAATAGTATGGCTGGTAACTTCGCCCACCGTGATGGAACCATAGCTGGTAGGGTTTTGCGCTGCCGACTCGCAGGATGACTGACAGGACTGACAGGAATTTTGGCAGGATGATTCGCATATCTGGCATCCACCCAGGCAGCCGCTACACTGTCCGCACTGTACCACAGTACATTGCCCGTGGCATCCTTGGCTGCAAGTCTCACCACAGGCCATTCCATCTGTCTCACAGGCAATCTCCGTACAGAAGTCGCACATGGGCATGACGTTTGCACCGGTAAGTTCCCCCTTCAGGTATTCCGGTACTTCGATCAGCTCATCTGGCAACATAGATATGCCACCTCTCTAAAAAGCGTTTGTTTCTTGCCTTGCCCAGCCGCTCCATTAGATAGATTGCCTCTCGGAATAGCAGACGGTTCCACCGACAGCAGATGGGGGGCATATGGTGGAAACTCCCCGATCGAATATAGTTGTTGGCCACGCACCCTCCATCACAGATGCGGTTCAGGGGGCATTCATCGCACCCATCCCCTTCAACCTGTGCGCTATCGTATTTTTGCATAAGTCGTCTCCGCGTCTCATCTACCACCCCAGTATAGATATTTCCAATCACGAATGGATTATCTCCTCGTGAAAAGAACTCCTGACAAGCTAGGATATCTCCATTCAGGTTAATCCCCGCATAGCGCCCAGAACCCAGCCCGCACTTGCCGCAGGCCATACATGAGGTATAGGCGCGGTTTGCCCCCTCTTGGATCGCCTGGTTGTGCAAGAGTATTTTGGGGAAAAACTTTTCAATCTGTGTGAAGTAGATTGGTTCCCATCCATTTTCTAAGCACTCGACATAATGCTCTGAATAGCGCCGAAGTTCCTCCTCCAGTGGCTCAGTGCCGTCCCAATTTGCAAAACTATCCGGCATAGTAAAAAATGTGCGGAAACCAGCTTGTTCTGCAAATATCATATCGTGAAACAAGTCAACTGCGGTCTCCGGTGTTACCGTAGAGCGGAACATCACATCAGGAAAGTATTTCAAAATTAAAGGAAGCTTTTTCCCCAGAATGTCGAAACTGGAGCCGCCATCCTGAAGCGGTCGATTGCGCTCCTGAGTCCGTCTGTCTCCGTCCATGGAAAGCAAGAGCCCTATTCCTTTCTTCCTCATATACTCCGCCCGCTCCTGGTTCAGCAGAGTTCCATTGCTTGTCATAGAAAGGTTATATGCTGGATACCGATCCCGGACATACTCGGTCAGCGGGACTATAATAGCGTCCCACATCAGTAGTGGTTCCCCGCCGAAAAAGTTGATAGACGGAACCCCGTCTCCCGCGTTGGCGGCCAAAAAATCCGCTGCATCTTTCGCTACCTGAAGGGAAATCATATCTGGATGCTGTTCCACAAAACAATAGCGACACGCCAAGTTACATGCATTTGTCAAGTTGAGAAACGCTGAATATATTTTAGGAAGCATTAAGAAAACCTCAGATAAAGTCCTGAAACCTCATTTACGTCATCAAAAGAAACTAATCGTCCATGAAAGGAAACTGATGATGTGGCTTCTACCGACATATACGGACAGTTAAAGCGTAATATGTTATAGCCCGTGACAAGGCTCGCAGTATCTGCATTTCCAGAAATAGTTAATACTCGTTCTCCATCTCCGTTCCATACCACCATCCCAGTGTCCAAGAGCCCAATAATTTGTCCACCCATATCATCTACACCGCCAGCATATATCTCTGCACCATAAATTTTGGCACCATAAATGGTGGGAGCCCCTAGCTCATCCGCTGTAATAAATGTTGTTTGTGTCGCCTCTGCTCTTTGTAATGCTCGAAGTACATTGTTGAATGTAACACTTGCATCCGAACCGTCTATACCGTCTCGTCCGTCTGTTCCGACAAATTGGTAAGGCTCTTCCCAAGTTTTTCCCCCATCATATGTATCTCGTCTGTATTTATCTCCTTCTTGCTGCTTATCATGCCATGGTCCATCCGGAGATGTTGAAAACTGGGACTTGTAAGGGAAGGAATCTCCCCAATAAATAGATCCCCCTTGCATGTTGATGTCCCCGCGAAAAATGTATCTTCCACTGGCCGCATCAAAATAGAGTGCTGCCTGTCCATCGTCATTATAAAAGGCCAAAATATCGCTGTTTAAAATAACCCGGCTTTTCTCTGCACCGCTATTATCTGTTTTGGTAATTTCTAATCCGTTTTTTCGAGTAATTTTAGTGCCATAGTAAGAAGTCCCTAGTGTAACTTTTCGTTTTAGCTCTCTACTTTCTGAGCTCAAATAAGGATATTCATGGTTAATTTCCTTTTCCCCTGGAGCAGAGATGTCGGATAAATTCCCTGGGCCAAATTCTATATCCCGATTTGCTATCATTCCGTAAAAACCGTCAACCGTTACTCCATCCCCCAGTTCCGCTTCTGGAACTAGGCTTGAGCCAGGGGCCGAAAATCCTTGATACACAAATCCTTTTGCTGCATTCAAAATATTATCTGCCATCTTCTGCGTAGCTGATGGGCAAAACAATTCTATTGTGTATCCTGTATCATCTCCAGCTTCGAATGCATTTTCATCATCCCAAAACAGCCGGATTTTACTAACTGGAGGAGTTTTTTCATATTTTAAAAAAGAAGATGCTTTTTGGCCTACATAATACTTGTTATTCATACCAAAATTCTATCCTCTCCAAACACTATGGCACTTCCGCTGTCTTCTATTAAATAATATGTCTCTGGAGGCATTGCAGTAAAAAGCGGAACCAGCAACAATTTCCCGTCCGCCGTAATAATCCAATTCCCTGCATGGGCCGCTGCTATATGGCATAAAATTTCTCGCATTGTATAATCGTTTGGATATTCAACCACATAACTTTCATTGATAACTGTTCTACTATCAACTTCTACATCTATACGGCTTGCTATATCCGCAACAAGCGCTTTCATCCCCCTTGGCCATTCACCCACATCTTCACTAATCAAGTAAGTTTGTTCGGTTTTCAGCATGGAGTCATAGGCAATAAGATTTTTCCACTGTCTATCTTCACTCCTTACATCAACAAAAAATATACCTAGCTTATGCCAATCTTTTTCTCCTTCTTCTCTACAGAATGGTACAATTTTTGCCATTCTGGGAGGTTCCTCTTTAGGAATAAATGTAATGTGGAACTCAGCAGGCATTGCATTCCCCGCTCCAAAATACTCGAATAACGGCTGCTTTATATTTGCGCTTTTAATGCTATCCATTCCATACATTATTCCGCCAATTTCTACTTGATACTCGTATGGCATATATTACTCCTCAATCAGCGGGAATGTGATCCCTCCCCATAGTTCATCTCCGTTCCTCTGCTTCATTTGAAACGTAGCCGGGTTGTTATTGGAATACATTTTTCTTGTTGCAATGCTGTTTGTTTGAGGGTCTGTATATCGAACCGATACCCATTCCGGCATAATTGCCGTTAAGACTTTACTTGTTTCGGCGGCATTAAGCGGACGGCAGGTAATATCCAGCCGCCGCTTTGTTGCCACCCGATTCCTTCTGAGTTTGCCATCCAAAGTACGACCCGCTCCTTCCCCGTCCACGTCAGACCGTTGCCACTTAACTCCTCCAAATGAAATGTAAGGGACAATATCAAACCCATCAATTTCAAGAACCAATATTGTCACCCTTTCTTCCAATTTAAAATTTATCTGCCAAAAATGCGATTCTTCCTATTTTGGTATTCCGTTACTCGTTCTCCGACCTTATCCCCATCCAGATAAACGTCTCCGCTGTTCTCTTCAATTGCGGAAATGATTTGCTGGCTTATGGCAAACAATGTGCTTATCATTTCTTGATTTATCTCCCGCTGGCCTTCTCTTCCGTCTGTTACTGTAACGGTTCCAGATGTATGTGTATTTATGCTCTTTACTTCTTCCACAGAAAAAGATCTAGAGAGACTACCAATCGAACCAGTTGAAAAAGCACTCACCATACGCTGATTTGTAAGTTCAATTTCCGAAAGTATAGCATCTCTACTATTACCGATTCCTTCGGAAATACCTAGGCCAATATTCAATCCAACTTCATCACGGAACAAGCGAGATGGTGAATGAATTTTTGCTGCGGTCTTTGTTGCCGATAGCGCAATATCAACAAGCCTATCTGCCGCGTTCTTAACTGCCCGTGTGCTATCATCAAGTCCATCCGCAATTCCGTTTCCGACCTGCTTACCTATCCCATTTGCAGAGTTAAATACTTCTGTGTCCTTTGATTCAACTCCCTCAATGAGCCCATTGCTCATATTTATACCGAGAGTTTTTAAGGTTTCTTTTAACGCTGGTGTAACCTCTAGAACTTTTTCGCCGATTGTATCGTTAATCAACGAAATTGTTCCATCAGCGTTTTCTTTCACTTCGAGATTGTCTAACAATCCATTTGCAACAGCCTCATTGATGTTCATGCCAGCATCTGTCGCAGTTTGAAGTGCCTGTAGGAAATTGGGGTCTGTAGACAGTTTTTCTCCAAGCAAATAGTTGATAGCATCCATATCACCGGAAATGGCTGCAAGCATGTTGTAGTCATGCAGGCCCTCAGAAACATACTGCGGGACAGCAATACCTGCGGCTCTAGAATCATCAGCGATCTTTTGGAGTTGTTCTGCTCTAGGCTCCAACGCGGCAAGCGTTTCAGACAAAGCAGCTCTCACTTCTGGAGTAATATCAAGCGTTTGGAACCCAAGTTTCCATTGTTGGTCAACGCTCCTCATAAAATCGCTTATACTATCTCCGACAAGCACTCCGGTTTCATCGGTAGTGAATTGATGGAACGTCCTGTCAAGGAGGTCTTCTACCGGCCGATCAAACGCAGGTTGCGCCTCTGTAAGCGCGTCAGAAAATGCCGCATTAAATTTTCCAATGAGAGGCTCAAAAGCAGTTGCAGATACCTGTGCTTGATTTGCAAAGTAGGTTTTCAGTTCGTCTTCAATAGCGGCAGTATATTCCTCATAATTTCCGTCAGTTTTGTATTTAAGTTCAATAAGGAAGCTTGCTTCTAAGTGCTGTTGCTCCGTTGTATTTAGCTGTTCCTGTGCAATGGTATTCAACTCTTCACTGACGGCCTTTACGCTCTCATAGGATAGGTCTCCACCAAGCTCATATACTGCATTGTTGAGCTTTGCTCTATACTCAGCGTCAGCAACCATAGAAAGCATCTGGTTTACCTCAGACTGCAAATCATTGATCGTCTTCATTTCCTGTTCATCAATGACTCCATCGGCAAGTGCATCTAGCATCGTTTGCTTTAATTCCGTCCCAAGACGCTCCATTTCGCTGGAGGATTCAGAAAAATACGTGTTTACGAATGCCGCCATTTCAGCTTTGATTCCTTCATCACTAAAGCCGATGTTGACAGCAAGCGCATACGTTTCTCTCTGTGCATTTAAGAAGGATTGTGCGTCAGCGATCATAGAATCAATACTGTTGCTCAATTCAGCATCATCTACTTCAAAGCCAACGGATACCTTCCAAATCAGATAAGAAAACTCTTCGGAAGATGCAAGATACTTTTCGATTGCTTCTTTTGCACCAGTCTTTGCCTCCACGTACATGTCCAGTTGGATAGAAAGCGGAGATGACATAATCCTTTCTGCCAGTTCTTTGGCTTCTTCCACTGTCAGTTCAATTTCTCCAAACCGCTCTTTTATCTCGTCATCTATTTGTCTCCGGTTATACCCTATGGTAATACTTGCAATGGCAACAGATAACGCGGCTACGATACCAATTGTCCACCCAAGAGGCCCAGTCCCAAAGATAAGGAGCGATCCAGCGATTCCTAGTCCGGCTCCGATAGCTGTTTTTATGGCGTTCTCAAGGTTCAGCCCATTGTAACCAATGTCGTATCCGCCTTGCCATTCAAGCGTAAATCCCGTAATTACAAGCCCGATACCCGCTGCGAGTTTATCGATCTTGCTAAACTTTCCATTCTTAAGATCCTTAAACCAATTCAATACTTTAGGAGTAATTTCCCATGCAGCAAATCCAGCTCCAATAGAAAGGATTGGCCCCAAAATAGATTCCATCTGCTCTTTTATCTTAGATGCCTGTTCTTCCAACCCGGCTAAGAAGTCATACTCGGGAAGGTCGAGACCCAAATCGCCTCCAATTCCGCCACCAGATCCACCACCGCCTCCAGAAGCAGTCGGCTCCAGAATGGTCAATTCATCAATCCCGAGCAACGCCTTTTTCATTTCTTTGGCCGCTCCAGTAGCCCCTTCAATGGCATCTTCCGCATCTGTGGCACCAGATGTCACACCATCCAGCCCGGAATAATCAATCTCAGGCAATTCAAATCCAACCAGAAGCGCCAATGCCTGTATCGCATCAGTAATGACTTCCACAAATGCCTGAACATACGGAATAATCTGCTGTAAAAATGGAATCAATAAATTCCCTAAGGCTCTGGTTAACTGAGTTATTTGTTGATTTAGAATGCGCAAAGCATTAGCCGGGGTCTGCACCGTCCGGGCCATATCCCCCATTACGTTCCCACTCTGCTCCATAATCGCTAAATAACGAAGCTGGGATTTTTGCGCTTGGTTCATCGTATTTACACTCTGCTCAATTCCATGTGCATATGCCACTTCTTGCAGGGTAGCTACGTCAATTGCATAGCCAAGGCGTCGCAGTGGCTCAATTTCGCCTGCAATGCCGGATTGCAGTTTTTCCATGGCCTCTTCAATGGAAATGTTATAGAAGGAAGAAATATCATAACCTAACTGTGTCAGGTTTTTTGACATAAGATTCGCTTTTTCTTCCATGACTCCAAAGCCACCAGTTATTTGCTTAAAGACGCCCTGGTTTCTGATCCATTCAGACGGGTCAATCCCAACAGCTTCTTTTACTGCTTCCGCATATTCTAATGCGCTCTCCGCAGCATCGCCCATTGCAACAGTAAACAGATTCAGATTCTCGACATAATCATTGCTCTCTTTTACCCAATCAGATGCAGTACGCGCAATTTGGCGAAATACCACTGAATAGATTCCGAACTTTGCCTGTGTGCTACTGATTCCGGTTCCAAGCACTCCAAAACTCTTTGCCGCCTTACTGTTCGAATCAGCCAGTCCAGTGTTGCTCTGGATGATCTTCTGAATCCTTATCGGGAAAGCTGAGAACCCACTGGAAACTCTCTGCATCTCCGTAGCCAGGGGGCGCATTGCGTCCGCCACCTGATTCATCTGAACAGCAAACTTTCCTAAATCTGCTTTTTCTAAGGACTCGCTAATCTGAGGCAACTTTTTAAGGGCGTTGATTGTGGAGGACAAGCCGCTGGATTTCTGGATGGAAGATAACCCGTTAAGCGCGCCTGTCATTTCCTTTATCTTTGCTGTATTAAGACTACTGCTATTTATCAGCTTTGCCGCATTTGCAAGTGCCTGCATCTGATTAGAAACTGTAGTAAGCCCCGCTCCGCCCTTTGCCACTGTTTTTAGGCTAGCCAGCGCGGCGGCCAATGCGTCAATTTTCGCCGCCGCATCGCTCGAAGTTGCCTCTATTTCAATTTGCAGACTATCAATATCAACGGCCATGATGCCACCACCTTTTGAAATGCGGCACTTGGCAATGAAGCACTTGGCACTAAAGATATAAAAAGCCCCCGCCACCTCATATAAGATAGCGGGGACTTTGATCACTTAGAAATAGAAGTCTCTCCACCTATTTCTAAGCGGATAACCATTATTTAACCATTCAAACCAACAAATGAACTTGCTTCACGATTTAGTCCAACCGAAAATCCTCCAGAACAATTACCCGCAGAATCGATAAACATAATAATACAAGTAGAGTATTCGTCATCATCTAAAGCAATACCAATGGAATATGCGGCGGCTTCTAATTCAGTCTCGTAATCGTTCATGCTTTGCCCATCAAGCAACGGCACAGTTATTTGGACAATATCATCAGATATTGCTACACATGTTGCGTCCTCAGAAAACATCGAGGCCGTTGCTTGATACATCATAAGTGGAACATTTTCCATGACATCATTTGTTTCCCCGTCTATGTATTCTTGCAACATATCCGTTGCTTCGCTCAAACTGCTTTTTAACCGTTCGTTTTCTGCGACCAGTTCATCATATTCCTTCTGCGAAACTTCACCAGAGCACCCAGCCAACCCAACAACCATAAATCCAGTCAAAACGAAAGAGATTAGCTTTTTCATCTTATTCCCCTCCTCCCCCAAATCTTACCACAACTTGGGGAAGGAGGCAATCAAAATCTCCGCTATCTCATATGAAGTTGGCAAGGTGCAAACCAGGGCCTACCGGAACTTTTTCTCAGCAGCCCTCGCCCAATTCTTAAAGAACAGGGTGGCTTTCAAACGCTCGTTTTTAACTTCCTGCTCGGTTGGTACTTCTTTTTTCTTGCCTAGTGGGTACGGTTCCGTTCGGTATGGAACTGGTTTTGTCCCCTTTTTGGCAAAATCTCGGAATATTGGAGATGCGTCACAAAGGGCTTCGTAGTTATAAAGGCCATGTAGCCAGAGCATCATGTTTTCCCGCTCAAGCCTTTGCTTATCAGCTTGGCGGTATGCCTCTACCATCCATACATCACCATACCAATACTGTTCCCAAGTCATGCCGATGGACAGATAGTAGGGGCACTCCGCCTCAAATAGTTCCGTATAAGACCGTGGGCTATTTACAGCTCCACAGTCACCTCTGCGTTTTTTGCCGCATCCTCGTCAGTTGCAATCAGGTGGGTAAGGGCTGCCTGATTGTAGAGCTGAACCAGACGTTCCAGAAGAGCACTTGTCATCCCGCCCATACCATCCAGCAGGGCATCAGTCTGAGACCGGGCTACATTCTTGTGATTTTTTCGGAAAGCATAGTAGAACAGCTCCGGGATTCTAGTCACCGGGAACACTGTCAGCTCGTCCGCCTTAAAGCCACGATTCTCGGCAAACTTAACGCTCTCTCTGTTAAAATCAAGCTCATACGCCGTCCCAGTCTTATTGTCAATGACGCGAACGGGCATCACTCTATCCTGAATGCTCACGACATTATCACTCATATGGTATTTCCTCCTCAAACCTCAACGTTTTTCTTGGTAGAAGATCTCAGACTCATACTTTCCAGATCAGTAGGCTTTGCTGCCCACTGAGGCGCACCGGTCGGGGTGATGTAGAGAGTTGTTTCCAGAACAGCAGAGACCTCCATAGCGGGCATACCCATCGGGGAGGGCTGACCCGTGAAATACAGTGCCTTGGTCAGCCCAGGAATCACGATACAGAACCAAGTAGCCTTATTTTCGGCGGCCGCCGTATCATAGGCATCGACAACGCCCTCCCACTCGGTCATAGATGCCTCGGTCAGGTTTGCCGTAAAAGACAGTGCGCCGCCGATGTCCTTCAAGCCTGGGACATAGGTCTTCCACTCCGTCTCTTCCAAGGTCGTTGTTTCCAGGTTGTCGGGCTCAGGGTTCAACTCAGGAATGCTTTTGATTTCGGAGATTTTTTCGTACCCAGTAGTCGGGCGAGTGCCAGCGGTGGCTTCTGCGGCGTACAACAGGGTGACACCCGCTGTGCTAAGTTGGATTCCTGCCATAAAAATAGTACCTCCTAATTTTTTAGGGAGGCACTTGGCACAAAGGCACTCGGCACTGTCAGCCCTTTTAGTTTGTGTAGATTCTAAAATCCTTGTCCGCTATGCCCTCATACCGGGCGACAATGCGGTAAATGGTGGCGTCCTGCAAATTGGACACCGGATTGCACATGGTACGAGTGAATCCCATCTTGGAAAACTCATTGTCGATGGTTTCAATGATATCCTTTGCCTCGGATTTCTTGTAACCGACACTGTTGGTATAAACGTTTACTTCATACATCAGAGATACAGCATTTTCTAGATTTGGCGCTACCGTTCTCATTTTTTGAAGTACACTGTTGTCGCTTTCAACGATGGTGACGGCCGGAAATTTTGCGGGGCTGTCTACATATTCGCCAGACACAAAAATTCCTTCATAGGACGCTCGAAGCGCTCCTGCAATTTGACTGAAAAGGAACGATTCAATGTCTATGATACCGACCGCCTCCTCAAATCCCCTTCATAGAAAATGGTTTCGACATCTCGATACCCAAACATGTGGTATCTTTTCCATGCTCTTTTGAACGGGAAATTAAATATTCTGCACCACTCAGACAAACATTTTTCTTCCCCATTTATTTTGATTCTGATGTTTGTCGTTTTGTTTTGCGCTTGTAACGCATACGGAATAATAGTGCAGTTTTCAGGAGAATATCCCTTATTTACATCGATTCGTTCAATAGTCAATCCGGGTCTCCACCCGTTTTTTACTGCCCATCCGATAAACACCTGGGAGTCCATCCATTCTTCGCACAAGGTTATTCCTCGTTCTCCGTAAGAATAGAACCGTTGCGACTTTGGGTTTGAACACCTGTTCTTCATGTTCCACCAAGAGTTATAAATTTTCTTGTAATCTGTTTCGCTTAATCCAAACGGGTTCTTTCTCCACTGCACAAAATCCCAACCTTATCTCAAAACCGCTTTGGCAACTGTCAAGAGACTGTCTCTCATGGCCCTGTCCGCATTATAGAATGGCATATGCGGCTTATTGCCGTAGGAGTGCCCCCACCCCTGACCATTTTTGTCTCTTCTTATAACAAGCCTTGGATCATCTGTCGGGAACCACCAGCCATTAGGATCATCCCAATGCCCATTCCCCGGATATGTTCCTGGGCCAAACCCAAAATCATCATCCCATGGATGCCCACCACCATAGCGTACGCCAGCGCCAAACTCAAAGAACAATATTGCTTGCGATTCTGCGTATAGGACATACCGCCCTTCGCCTTTTTTATCCAGTGTCAAACTTTCAATCGTCTCACCAGAAAACACATGTCCCTGCATGACGCTGTAGGCGACAGAGTAGCCAATCTCGCTAAGCTGCTTTGCGATTTCCTCGCCAGCCCCCTCAACCTTCTTCTGATACGCCTTGACTTCCTTCAATGCTTGGTTGATCGAGTCCGTGCTCAGCTTCAGTTTTATTTTTGGCACTTAGCATCGCCGCCTCAATCTCTGCTTTTCTATCAAACAATTTTTGTTCCGCTTCGTACTCAGATACAGAAACCTTTTTGATAGCGTATTGAATACTATTCTTCCATGGAGCTTTCCGCTTCACAATGTAGTTATACGGGCCGTCAGTATCAGCCCCATCTACCCACAAAACGGAATCCTCATCAATTTGGCAGGCCGTATCTGCGGTAGTTGCCGTTCGATCGTAATCCTCCAGTGAGCCGAACTGCTCCACCTCGGAATTGCCCTTGTTCGGGGAAACACACAGCATAGCGGATTTCAATTCGCTGTAAATAGGGACATATGAGCCGGTCGGGTTTCCATATTCATCTACGATTTCCTCTTGACCCTTGTATAGTTTGAAGAAAACAGGCTGTTGATTCCGGAGCAACGATCTCATAGCTCATCATCCTTTCGCTTGATGATGATTTCTCCAGGGGAAAAAGTGAGTGTCACTTCTGCAAATTCGTCCGGCGCACCATCATGTACATCTAACTTTGATACGCTTTTTAAATGGAATCCATCAATAGAAATATCACAAATATTCACACCGGAATATTCAATAACGGTTTTGTGTCCATTCGGATGAACCATCATCCCACCACCTTTGCAACTGGCGTCACTTCCTGCAAGAGCGGTTCAGAAATCCAAGAGGACTCCCAAGCCCGACTGATGGAGTTTTCCCCATGACTAAGCTGTCCCTCTGCTCCGATTCTGTTGTAGAGGTCAAGCGCACACCTGAACTGCAAATCAAGATACCGGCTCTCCAGTTCCTCCGGCCATTCCTGGAACGGATACCGTCTCGCCATGATCGCCGCTTTTGCGCTCTCCAGGCAGTCCTCCAGGATGGCCTCGTCCGGCTCATTCGTGCGGAGTTTCAACCTCGCCAGATTGTCCATTGTCCGCCCTCCTAGGTCTACCCGGCTTTTTAGGTGCGGCGGGAGGCGGCGTCGGTTCATCCAACACCGTCCCGTGCCGCTTCATCATATCCGCGTCTTCGGCCTTGATAGAGACCTGGGCACCAACTTCATAAAACCGGCCACCATAACACACGCGGTAATTTGGAATAAACTTCATGCTGCCTCCCGCTTTTCTTAACTCTCGAATGTAGCTCCAGAGAAATTGAACGTCACAACGCTTTGGTTATCTACCAACACTTCGAAAGCATCGGTCTTCGTAACCCGGAAAATAATATCCGGGTCAAATGCAATGTCCTGCTTAGTAGGTGAACCATTTTTCTTGAAGGTCATTTTGCTTCCGGTCTTAGTCAGGTGAAACGGAAAGTAATAACCTTCTTGCTCGTCCGGCTCAGAACTGAACTCGGTGTATCCGTCACATGATGGAATGTACCGACTACAGATCCATCAGCCTTGACCGCCAGGTCATCTCCTACCAGCTCGGACACCTGCTTCCACAATAGGGTCTGACTGCCGGGGAAAAGGCTTAGAGTGTCAGACCCGATCATCCCCCCAGGACGTTGAGCACAGCCACCTCGTCCATACGCTCGAAGGAGGGCAGGACGATTTCAGACGCGAAGGTGTTGATGTTTACAGGATGCTCCTGGAGAATACGGGTAATCGCAACACCTGTATTCACAATGGAAACCTCTGCGCTGGACGCTCCACGCAGATCCGCCTCTTCCGGAGTTGTTCCATACCAAGTGCCACCGAGTGCGCCGTCAGGAATCAGGCAGACATACCCATTGGGCACAAATGCATGGGCTACCTTGCTCTCGTCCCGGTACTGCTTGTCGTAAATGGCAATCCGCAGACCAGAAGTAGACTCCACAACCGCCTTTACTTCGGCGTCTGTCAGATAGCCAAGAGACAGGCCATTAGTGGTCAAATAACGATTCTTTACTGCATCCGTCTTGGAAAGCAGATTGAACGTGTAAGAGTTCATAATGGCGACCGTCAGTTCAGTTCCAGTCTTAGATCGGATAGCGTCTTTGACTGTCTTGAACGCCGCAAAGGGGTCAGCCGTAGAGGGCTTGTCCCAAGTTGCAGTATCAGTCAGTGCGGTGTAGTTGGAGGTCTTCCAAGAACCGTCTGTATCATACTTGTACGTGTAATTCACACCGTTTGCTTTAATGGCAATACCAACGTCTCCACCCTCGGGGAACAGGAGCTGCATAATCATCCGCTCGGGCACGACATTTGCACCGTCAACCAGATCTCGGGTATCGTCAAATACACGAGCAATCACTTCGGCAGCGTAGGGGTCGGTAGACTCCTGCACCCGCAGCATCTCCTGCCGGTCCTTCTCTTTGATCTTGTATCCCTCACGGAAGAAAGGCATCTCGGTCTCCAGCTTCTCAAATCCAATCCGATCACGGAAGGTGGCCTTCGCGTCGAATGCGGAGGGCATCAGAGAGACAGGTAGCCCACGGGAGCCTTTCAGCCAGGACAGGTCAAGGCCGGCCTTCTTGCGGGCAGGGAACAAGGTCGCGCCCAGATAAGGAATCTGATTGGAGGCAACCTCAATCCAGTTGGCCGCAATCGCAGCAGGAGTAAAAACTTCTCTCAAATCCATTATGTATCCCTCCTTACTCGTTCACGCCAATGTTGTCACGCAGAATGATACCGGGCACAGCAAAAGTATCATCCAGCGTAATGCTCGCATGGGACTCGACTTTCTTTTTGTCCACAACTCCCTGTACCAGCAGAGCGCCATTGGGATTCTCGGTCGGGTCTACATCATACAGTAGCATACCCACAGCGGTAGCATAAGAGGTAGTAGCCACCTTCTTCCCAGCAGTAGTCATGGGCATACCAGCAGGGACGGCAGCGGTTTCCGTGACACAAATGGGGATCGTCACAAAATCGTCAGCGGCCAGAATCTCAATGGTTCCGCCAACAGAAGTCTTGGTAAACTTCATCTGTTTCTCTCCTTTTCAATCAAAGGTAGTGTTTCAAACCTTCGTTTGCGTTTTTGAGGGCGTCGGCCCGCTGTTTGCCCAGATTCTTGGCAAACTCCACGGCCTCGTCCTTCTCTTCATTCCCACCACCAGCACCGCCAGGTTTGGGGTCCTGCTTTACCAGATCAGCCCGCAGTTTTTTCTCATAGGCGGCGTTGGCTTTCTGCTGGTTCTCAAAGACTTTCTTCATGTCGCTTTCGGCCAGCGCTTTAGCCGTATCCTCCGCCAACTTTTCATCGAAACCCGGCATGGCAAGGTAACTAGCCTTATAGGTGGAGATTGTCTTTTCAGTCTCCAGCTCTTTCAGTTTAGCTTCCATCTCCGCCCACTTCGCCTCGCGCTCGGCGGCGGCGGCTTCGTCCTCGGACAGCTTGCCTTTAAGCGTTTTCTTGGCCTCGGCCAATTCAGAACTCACTTTGTCAAACTGCGACTTCTGAATGTACCCGGATAAGTCAACCTTTTCCGGCACTTCCACTTTGAGCAGGGCTTCCACTTTCTGTTCGGCAGTCATGCTCTCAAACCCTTCAATGGCTGTGGTATCAATTGGCATATCAATTCTCCTTTGCGCTTTTGTGTCGGGCATCTCCGCCCCATATTTCGCGTTTGTCCGGTTCTCTCCGGTTTGCGTTTGGTAAGGCGCTTCTCTGCGCCGTATTCAAACGGCCGGGCCGCTTAAATTTACTTTTTCTTCGCCGGTGTATACCAGCAACGACAACCGGGGTGGGGCTTTGGCGGTATGCTACGGATGGGATAAATTTTCCCGTCTCGTTCCTTACAAGTGGAGCACTCACGCCCGTCATTCATGGTGTTCCATTTCACATAGCGAACACCGCTGTCTTGAAATGCTTTCAGTGTGGATTGGTCTGTGACTTCCACCGCATACCATTCCGTCATCTGCGCCCAGTAGGAAAGGCCCCGTCGAAACTCTGTGACCTTTGCGGTGGTCGAGTTAATAGCCTCCGCTGTGCGGTCACGCTTGCGCTCCCATTCGTGGGAATACTGGTATTTCGTAACAGCGTTGTACGCCGCCAGCAATGCCAGTAACCACGCTAAATCAGGTGGTTCCTTTCCGTGCGGCTCGGCCTCCTGATACCGCTCCTGCGCCAGTTCAAGAAAGACATCTTGGTTGTCCTTACGTAGCTGGTCATATAGCGTCCGGGTGACTTCCAGCACATTGAGTTCATCAAATTTCGCCAGCGCCGCTTCGTCTTTGGCGTCCTCAAACCGCTTGACCGCCCTCCTATTCAAAAGGTCGATGGCTTTATCGGTGAGGTCATAAGGGTTTTTGTTTTCCAAACAGTTCATCCCCTATGCGGTTGTATTCATCGAGAATTGCATCAAAAGCGGCATCCCATTCCGGGCCATGTTTAGCGTCATATCCAACGGCTACATGTGCAAGTTCGTGTGCAAAAATTTCTGTTGCGTTTTCAATGTCCACATTCGGGTCTACTAAAATTTGAATTTCTCCATCATCGCAGAAATTTGTGAGACCATACGCCTTGTCTCCATCGTCTGCTTTCAAGTCAGGCTCAAAGTAGCACTCGCACTCTTTTCCAGGATAAAGGCTCTGAAATGCTTGATATACCATGCTGAACGGGTCATTCCGAAACGGAGACATCATTGTTTCTTTCCTCCGCAGTTATATTTGTGTCCCTGTTGGTATTCAGTTCATCTCTCAAACTCCGCTCCATCTTGCGTTTCTGTTCCTCGTACCAATCCATACTCACACGGTATGCAGATTCGGGGTCGCTGAATAGCCCACTGTACTGGAACGCCAACTTCGGATGAATTTTGCTATTGTTCAGCATCTCCGCCAGAACTTGCGCCTTGGACTGGATATTGGACAGGTTCTTGCGGGTGAACTCCGGCTTGATGTCTGCCAACTGCAAATCCAAATCGCCAGTCTCACGGCAGATATACAGCACCAGCCGCAGGAACTCCCGTTCCGACCGCTCCCATGTCTTTTCCGTGTCCTTGGCCCGGCTCTCAGCGGCAGACCATCCATCTCGGTAAATGACCGCCTGCCCAGTGTCGCTGGTAGAGGAACCTCCGTTCCGGTTCGGCATCCCGCAGATGGTCAGGTATGCGTCCTCCAAATCGTCCACAATGGTCTGCGTGTTGGTCTGGTTCAGTTCAGAGGCGATGCGGTATACTTTGGCCTCCATACCAGCCTGAACGCTTTTGATAGTAATTGCCATCCCGCCCTTTGCCAGTTCCTTATATTGACCGTCCTCTAACTCACAGTTTTGGAACACATCAAAGGCGTTGACGAAATCCTGAATACTGTCAAGCCGGTTGGATTCAATCATGTTGATTGCGTTCAGGATTGGGATGACCGGCTCAAACGCACCCATGCGGGCGTCATTGTTCACATACTCCACAATAGGGATGTAGGGGATGGTACGGCCCTCCTGCTTAGTGATCTGACCGTTCTGCACCTCGAAATACCATTCTGGGGTGTACACGCAGAAGTAGGGCTGTCCCTCATCATCTACCTGTTCCAGCACACCAGCGACCTTTTTCTGCCCTACTCCGCTATGGTAGATGCAAAACGCCGCTCTTGGGTCAAGGGTATATATGGATGCCGGGGACCCGTCTTCTTCTCCGACTTCGTCAGTGAGGACCATGCGGACCGCAACACCGCAGATGTGCATCCAGTCTGCCAGCTCTTTGTCGAGAGTGTCTTTGCTCTCGGCTCGCATATATTCATTCAATGTATTCACATTAGAAGAAATATCATCTTCTCCGCCGTTGGACACATAACGGATTGGGCCATCCAGAAGGTAAGCAGACTTGAATACCACGATTTCGTTCGCCCGGTTAATCATCACCTTGTTGTTGATCTCCGGGCGGACGATTTTATCTTTCAGCCGGATGTCCTGTTTGCCTCTGTAATAGTCATACAAATAGGACATTTCCGCACTGTTGATGCGATGCACGGCCAGTGCCTTGCCCAGCACCTCCACCACATTTTCCGGGGTAACTTTCTTTTTGGCGGTGTAAATTTTTCTACGCCCAGTCAGCCCATTGACCGGCCACTCGGATATAGCTCGAACAGTATTGTTTTCAGTCACTCTGTCACCTCCAGACAAACAAAAAAGTGCCAAGAACAGACCCGTATAAGGTCTACTCTCGGCACTCGGCACGCTTCGTCCAGGCATTGCCCGGAGGCACTTGGCACTAAACTATATATTCTCAGGCGCTTTTATCGCCTTTTAACTCAATCTTGATGTTTTTCTTGCAAGCCTTACAGTATGGATAAACTATACCAGTTGTTTTGCTATCCACCTGCATCAAAAGCCGCCCTTTTCCATGATTGATGCCAGCAGCGGCACAGACCGGACAATAAATGTCAATCTTCATTCAGTTGGGCGACTCCTTTCTAATTCTGGTGGACCATCTTGGAATCGAACCAAGACCAAGCCCTTATGAGGGGCCCGCCCGACCATCGGGCCAATGGTCCAGATATACCCCTTTCGGGGTATGCTGCGGGGTTGGTCAGGCTTGCCGTGGGCCTGTATGTAATCCGCTGTGCGGTATCACATCACAATCATCAAGGCTGTATTACAATCAGCAACCTATTTCCGTTTCTGCTACTGACGCTTAGACACCGCTGGTCGGTCTACGTTGCCACACCTTTCCATCCTCACCTCACATACTCCATCCATAGGAACAGCCTTGATAATCACGGTACATCTCAACCCCTCCGCTGGTGTCGTCAGTCGGAACCGTTCATCTTTATAGGGCCGGGGTCAGCCAAAAATAATTTTTTCACCTTGCCGCTTTCGCACAGCGCACAAGGAAGGCCCGTCTGCTTTTAGCCTGTGGTGCCATACATCTGGTGCCACCGCCCGCCTCAAGCGGCGAGGAGCGGCATATGGCGGACAGTAGGTTATCCAGCCGCCCATTGGCATTTAATTTAATCGCGCAGTGCCTCTTTTGCTTTCCCTCTGCGTTTGGAGCCGAGAGGCGGCATTGAGCCGCCACACGTCCGCGACGTAATGGGCCGCCGCTTCCGCTTCTGCTACTGCACTCGGTATATGTGCGCTTCCCGCTTAGATTGTCACGCCCTAGCCTTGGTGGCGACATCATGATTAGCCACTCGCAGGGTAGTTTTCAGCGGGATAGCGCTGGTAGCTATCGCCCTACACAAGCGTCCGGCTTCCACGGATGGGAGCGACCCAATATAGCAGGCGGACTGAGTTGCACAGCCTGGAGATCACCCTGCTTCTGGCTCCTGCATATCGGCGGATTCCGTCTCTACACGCTCCGCCGGGCGCAGCCGCTTTCTATGTGTCGGCACACCGGGGCAGGTCATAGCTGCCACCGCTTTTTTAGCTCCGCCCCCATGACAGGCGGCTCGCGTCTTACTCTTCCCAGCGCCTAGACGCTCCGGCAGTCTGGTGTAGTGTCTTTCCACCGTCAGCTCCGTGGCCTTTGGAGCGGTTTAATAAGTTGGCTACCGCAAAAAGTGCGGGTCACCAAGCCCTCGGCCGGAATCGAACCGGCGTCCACTATGCCAAATCAGGGTATCGCTCTCACCATTGAGCTACAAGGGCATATTGCACACAGTAGGGGCAGCGGCTGCACCGCCGCCACCCCGCCCGTGTGAAGGAGGCTGGAAAAGAAACCTGGCGGATATGGGCAAATATCTATCCTCCTTTATTATACCACAATATATACGATTTAATCAAGGCATTATACACAATATTTTGTGTTTTAAAATGGACGGCGGAACACCTCTACTTTGTTCCCTTCGAGTTGCTGAACATACTCAGCAAACATTGCCCAAGCATCAGGAACATCATCATGCTTATTTTTACCTGCCATCGTATACCCGCAAAGGAAGTTGAGCATCCTTCGATATTCCTTGTCCTTCTTTATGACAGAGTTGTCTTTGAACAGCACATGGTCTTTCACCCACGGCGAGTTCACTATGATTTTTGTTTCCTTTTGCTGTGTCGTATATTTTGTGGTGATTTTCGCTATCCCGCCAGCTTCTTTAACTTCTTTCTGAACTTTTTCTGCTACTTTCCCACCAGCGCTGTTGCTTTCAAACTGGCCCATTTGAGCCTTATGCTGAAGGAGCTTTGACACCAGCCGCGCCTCTACAACCTCTGGATTGCTGTTGTCGCATACTACGTCTTCACAATAGAAGTCATTCCCGTACTGGTAACAAATTGGCATGACGCAATAATCAGTGCCCTTGTCCTTCGTATCGCACACAAACAGGATTGCATCTGGTTTCCCGTCAGGAAGCTCAAAATACCTGCGCAGCTCATCTTCATTGTATAGCTGTCCTTCACGCTCAATGGGCTGAGTCATGTATAGTGCCCTCCAGGAAGCATCGTCCATAACATCTCTCTGATTGTGATAGAATGCCGTGGTAAACCCAAGTCCATACGGATAATCAAAATTACTCTCATCATTTTCATCCAGAGCAGGTAGGTGGATAAACTCTGCCATTGGGTCTTCTGCATGGGCTAGTTCAAGTCGGTCAATGGGGTCATGTAACGTCCAAGGTGTTTGGACAAGAAGCTGGACACAATCTCCGATCATACGCTGCATGAGGTCTGTATAATACTGCTGCCAGAGCTTGTCCATGCGCTCTTTACTCATTGCGGACTCAATATCAGGTACAAGGTCATCTGCTACCAGAAGATTCGAAGCGCGTACTTTGCCCGCGTTACCAGATCCAATGGACGAAAACTCAAAGGTCTCAAACCGCTTTCGTTTCCCAAGATCAATTCGCATATCTTGGGCATTTGTTTTGCAAACTTGAACAGATAGGAAAATATCTTTCCACAAATACTCCCCTTTGGGGTCTAACATCCGCCCAACTTCTTCATAAGCCCCACGTAGGAATGAGTTTGAGTGCGAACCCATCAGAATGCTTAAATCTGGATTCTTTAACCCCTCCATCACCATGAACATCAATTCAATGGTGGTCTTCCCGACGCCCGGGGGAGCCATAACACCCAAAATGCGTATCTTCCGTTCAGATAGCCGCTGCATAGCTTGAACAACCGGAAGTAACTGCTTTCTGCGTGGCATATAAAACTTCTTTTTCGGCTCTCTATCCCACTCAGCATATCTTATCGCCGCATCAAAATCATACGGCGCATCAAACAGCAGACTCCGCTTGTTCAGCTCGAACATACGGAGGCTTTTTTGTTCTGCGGCGAATCTTGCGGACAGCCGACGTACTTCCTTGTTTCGCTCATGGGCCAAGGTAAAATCTTCTGGTTCTAGCAGCCGCAACGTATCAAAGGCATCAGATAACGCAGACGGGTCGGAGAGGTCACGCTTGAACGCCCTCTTCACCAGCTCCCGAATTTCCATAAAAATAAAGTGCCTCCTATCCTTTCAGATAAAAGGCACTTGGCACTGTTCGCTCCATCTGGAGAGGCACTTGGCACTACAATTATTCAATCTTCCGCCGGTTCCGGGTACGGAATCCAATGAGTTACTTCATAATCCTTCCAAAGCCCTCCCCAGTAATCTCCAACAGCATCCGCAAGCTGTTCCCATTCTTTGTACTCTGGATTGTATCAGACATCAACCCAGGTCTGCTTTCCTCCATCATTGACTCTTACCGTCACCATTACCGGCTCCATATCCGGCGGCATCCTATCACAGCATTTGATCCAGTCCATATTTCTCTAATAGCTCCCTCTTCTTTGAATCATAAGCGGCCTTCGCGCTTTCAATAGGCATAAAACCCGTCTTTACCCAGCGCTCTCCGGAAACCTGTACGGCTGCCCGGTATGTTTTCCCGTTTTTCTCCGGCATAACACCACGCACACCAGTTTTGCTTCTTAGCATCGCTTTGTCTGTCTTCGCTGCCGCAATATCTGCGCGCTTTATGCCACCCGTTTTTGCAAACTTGGCCTTAACGGCAAGTTCAGAGTATTTTTTCATATTCTCGCTTTTGTATTGCTGGCAGCCACATCCCTTTGGTTTGCTTCTTATCGTCTGTGCGGGGAACTCCTTTTCGAAACCGCACATGGAACACTTGCACAGATACAGCGCGTTCCCGTGTTTGTCAATTCCGGTTCGCTTCAATACAGTCAGCGCACCATAGGTTTTCCCGGTAAGATCTTCCGTTTTCTCACGCTTATTGCATCCACAATCTTTCTTTGGCGATTTTTTATCGGTTAACCGTTGCCCCTCAACGACGCACTCATTTCCGCACTTGCGGCACATGCACCGCCAAAGCATGGCGCCTTTGGGCGAGCGCCCAGCGGGTTCTATTACTATCAGTTCCCCGAACCTTTGACCGGCGAGGTCTTTTATCTTTCCCATCAGAAACACACTCTTTTTGTTTTGCGCGGAATTTTTCTTGCCTACATGTCGTCCTGTACTTTCAAGATGTATTCTCTTACAGAGCGAAGGGCCTCACCTTCTGGCCCAGCCTTAAACGACCCGCAAGCCTCAATTTTCTTGTCAATAAAACCCAAAATCTGATCCAATATCTTACACTCTTTACACATAGTCAATACCCCCTTGTTTTATCTGGAGGCGTGTGCTATATTATCCTTGTCAACACGCCTCTGATGTGTTCTCATTCAGATCGCCGCTTCCTTTTGACCGAGGGCGGCGGTCTTTTTTTCTGCTCAAATTATACCATTGGCTTTTACTAATGCCCATCTGCTTACAGGCGGCTTCCACTGTGGTGGAGCTGTCTTTTTGCATTTTGAAAAATTTTAACTCGCTGTTTTATGACTTGCAGAAATCACAATTCTGTCCAACGCCCCCAACACTTCTCCAAATTGACACTTCATATCTTCATAAGCAATATAATCTTCTTGCATATCGCTTTCCGGTATCTTCCCAGCTTCGCATAACTTATATCGTCTAAGTTGTTCCTGCGAAAGCATTTTCATCGTATTTGTAAGGTTGTGCCCCATCATTTGAGCATATTGTATGCAAATAGTTTCTGCGTCTGATGCGGTTTCTTCTCCAACATAAAACAGGAGAATGTATGCTTTACAGCCGCCAGTAGAAATTTTGTCTTTGAATTTCTGTGTCCTGTTCGTCGTTTCATATACCCGCGTGTGCCACCCGCACCCAATGTAAAAAATTTCTCCGTTCCCATCGACCCACGCATAAACGAACTTCCACCCGCAAGCGTTTGCCTCATAAGTCCAATCAACGGCATACTGGTAATTTACATTCACTTTGTCGAAAAGGTCTGGAAGTTCAGTTCTCTTTGCTCTTGATATTTCTTCCAAAAACTTTTCTCTTGCGTCTGTTCCTGCACACCGAAGAAACTCTACAGCCGCTTCTTTGGCACGAAAATACAATGTATCAGACATTATTTATCCTCCTTCAACAACCCAGCCTCTCTTTGCTCGTCCATCCACTTGTTGTACCGATAGTAGAAAGTGCTTTTTTTCATTTCGAGTTTTTTTGAAGCCTCGTCAAAAGAGATCTTCTTTGCGTGGTACTTGGAGAACACTTCATGCACCATCCGTTCATCCGTTCCATAGATATTCTCCCGGCCCCAGCGTTTCCCTCTTGCCTTTGCCGCCGCAATTCCTTCCTTCTGCCGTTCCAAAAGCAAATCTCTTTCAAACTGTGCCATGACCGCTAAAAGGCCAAATGTCAATCTTCCAGTTGCAGAGGTCAAATCAATGTCCTCTTTTAGACTTTCCAACTCAACGCCCTTATCCCTCAACTCCTTCGCAATATCATACAGATCAATCACGGACCTCGCCATTCTGGAAAGCTCATGCACCACTACGACATCCCCTGGTTGCACAAATTCAAGCATCGCTTTTAACTGCGGCCTGTTCCTGTCCTTTCCGCTTGCTTTCTCAATAAACAGCTTTTCTACATTCATTTTCTCCAAGCTGTCCTCTTGTCTGTCCGTATTCTGATGGGTTGTGCTCACCCGAATATATCCCACTCGCATTTCACTTCGCCTCCTGTTGTGTTTAGTCTAACACATTATATTGTACTTGTCAACAGGCTTTATTGGACAAATAAAAGTCTTTTTTCTGTGTTCTCACAGTTTGGGTGTAACCCTATTTATACCTTTATGCCACATTCCCCCGCCGGTACCCTGTCCCGCCATATCTGTATCTTGTGTAAATCCGCATTATCATACAATATCTTGTGTTCAATAAACTACAGAAAATAAAACTCTAAGAAGTACAAATTATCTATTGACATTATTGTGCTTATGTGCTATCATACAATCACAGCAAGGGAAACCTCGCTGAATCTACCGGGCAGGAGGTAACGGAAATGGAGATTGATAGCATGACCCAGACCGAGTTAGCATCCTATCTTGAAACCCTGGCGAAGCTGGTAGAGGCCACGGCTAAGGACGCGCAGGACGCGGCCCGCATTATCCGAGAGGCCATCCCCAAGCAGTAAAAAAGATAGCCGCCCAGCCCTGAACAAGCAAGCGACTATCTAAGACCCAGCGGAGGCGGTTAGAGCCTGCCATCTGGCCGCCTCCAATATAACACAACCGGCAGGGAAAAGCAAGGCCGTAGGCCGGGAGGGAAAGAAAATGGAAGAAGTCAAGATGCAGTACCGCGATTATAAGCGGCATTATGCTAACTGCGAGACCGTCCGAGGGTCGTATGACGCCAGCAGCAAGACTATTATTGTATTGGTCCCGGCTTCAATGATGCAGCCTAAGCGCAGCGCGTCCCGGTTTGATCCCAAGCGCTGGGAGAATCGGGGACAGCAGAAGAAGCTCCGGGGCTATCGCGTCGCCGTCCGGCAGTACAACCAGGGCAAAGACGCGAGCTACCTTTTGGAGGCGTGGGGAGATGCTTATGCCTGCCTACGTGGGGAGCACCCCGCGCCCTCAGTCAACAAGACCATTCCCGGCTATGGCCCCGCCGCTAGGGATGCCGCCATCTCCGAGGCCCTCCAGCTTGCGGCCTCTGGGCTGTATGCGGAGTAACCACCACCCCGCCCCGGAGGTCACGAGGGCAGACAAAAGCCCCGGCCACCGCTTGCAACAGTGACCAGGGCAAGAGAAGCCCCAGAACAACCGCGAACCAGGGCACGCCCAGTATACCACGGGTGGCCCTCCATGACAAGGAGGAAATTAAAATGACAACTACCGCAACGAAAGAATACACAATCCGCGATATTGAAACATTGACGGAAGCGCAGGCCGCAGAAATGGCTATTGAGGCCGCCACCGTCAAGGGGCATCAAGTCTATTTTGTGGACTTTGGCGGCTATTTCGGCTATTCCGTGCTTGTGTTCGCTGATGGGCATTATATCAAGTATGCCAATGATTACGAGCTACACCACTCAGGAAAAAGCCGCGACGAACTGCGGAAATTTTACCTTGACAGCCTAAATAAAAAGCTGTTTACCGCCGACGAGATGGAAACAGTAAGCGACTACCAGGACAAGCAAGCGAAAGAATACTACATTCGCAATTACTACGGACTGCGCAGGGATCATATTTCCATGTTTTTCTGTGGCCCCGATAAGGAGCGGGAAAAACTGAGAAGGAAAACCGAAAAAATGATTTTTAGCCCCGTTTTCCTTGCGTTCTACGACAAAAAAGACGCTGATTTTGTGAATAGCGGAGAAGAATTGCTTGCCATGCTTGAAAAGGCAGAACCCGAAAGCGACAACGCGGAATACTGGAAAAACGCATTTCTCCGCGAGATGTTTAATCACGAATACGGCATAAACTGGCAAGCCGATTTTGACGTGTGTTCCGCTTTTGGTGACTGTTCCGGCGTCCGCGATTATGAGGACATCGAAGAGCTTTTCTCCGCCTGCAACTTTAGCGACGTACAACGGGCCGCATACATGGCCGCGCGGCGCGAATATAGCAAGCAGAGCGCCGAACTTTACTAAATGGATGGTCGAGCAATGAAACTTGTAAGCATTGTATTTAACAAGGCCGCCAGCGAATACAGGCTATATTACAAGGACGAGGAAACCGGAAAACCCTATCACATCACAGCAAATCACCTCTTAGATAAAGAAAAGCTGTGGGCCAGAGGCGCAAATTACCATCAAGACCCATATCGCATTAGCTGGACAGCAAGGGAGGCTTAACCATGAAAATAATCGTAGATATTGCAGGCCAATTTACCATTGCAGACCAGACTCCGGAATATTTGGCCGTTGGATTTATCGGCTCCGCATGTGCTGACCGACTGACCCCGGCACAACTTAACCATGTGCGCGGATTTTACGGCATGACAGGCAAGCGAACGGAAGTCTGGCCGTCCTACCCTGTAAAACTCAATCGCAACCACTACAACGACTTTTTGATTATCTACCGGTCTTGACCCGCCCGCCGGAGAATGGAGGTGACCCTCGCATAATTATCCTGTTTATTGTCCTCCTCCCATTTATGGTGATCTGGGAGACGGCGAAAAAATCTTGACTGCCCCGATCGGGCGCGATACAATCAACACAATGGAGGCCCCGCGCAGGGGAGAAGGGAGAGCAAACCATGAAAAAGCTGACTGCTAAAGAGGTATTCACCCGCGAAGCCTATGAGGGGCTGACAGCAGAAGAACGCCGGTCGGCGCTAAAAGTTGAACAAGCAAAAGAGTGTAGCGGCTGGAGAGCCTACCCTGACACTTGTGCCGAGCTGGTGGACCTTATCCCGGATGATTGGTGGAGCAAGTACCCTGCCCAGCATATCGGGAAGGTTATGTCTCTGCTCAAATCCGCTATTGACCTGGGAGTTGACAAAGGCCGCCGCGAAGTGTAATATAAAAGCGTCGGGAGGCTGAGGCGCAGCTTTCTGGTGGGCCTCGACCCTGGCCCCACGGATTGAAATATAGATATGTATATTAATACGGCAAGAAGAGAGGGCTTACTAAGTAGGCTCTCTTTTCTTTTCCGATGGAGGCATCTGCCGCGTCGGATGCTAACTTAGATACCACCCGCCCCGCTATGGGGCGGTTTTTTTGCCCTCCAGTCCCTCCAGCGTGTCCGCCCATATCCCTACACTCCCCAGCAACTTCCCGCTGCTTGCGTGGCCTCCTACGGTCAGCAAGCGGCATTTTTGCGCCCGTGACCAACAAAGAGATCACGCCCCAAAAAGCAGAACCGCCGCAAAGGCCATTTACAGGCCCGTAGATCAGTTTTAATGTCTGGCGGTGTCTCTATATTCCAATGCCACAAAACTCCGTACAGAGGACCGCACAGCGCCACACAAGGCATAAAGCAACCCCGGCCCACTCCATCAGGAGAGAGCCGGGGTATTGTCATTTGTTACGGGCCAGCGATAGGACGGCGCAGCGCTCTTTGTCTGCGTCCCACCAGGCGCAGCGGGGGCCGTCACAACGCCCGCCGATATACTCCACGCGGGGCGGCTTGCCGTCGGCCTGGAACTTAATCACGCTAGTTTTCAGCGTTGCGGCCAAATCGGGCACGGGGTCTAGGCTCCAAAGTGCCAGCCCTGGAGATTGTGCAGCCTTTAGTGGGCACAACCTCCCGCGCGTGAGGCTGTCATAGTCGCTAGTCCCTGGCGAATCTTCAGCCATAGTCGCTACTATAGTCGATAGTCGTTTACTCATCCACCACTACAGACCTAGCGATCCGTTCCTCAAGCTGCTTTTGGTCGGGAGAGTCGCCGAGAGGTGTTCCAGGCGTGAGAGTGATTTCTTGGCGGTCTGCGTAATCAAAGTTGTTCTTCCCCAAAAAGATTGCAGAAACCGGGTTTACCTTACCATTCAGGATGTAATACTCCCATAAAACCTCAAGTTTTCTGTACTCTTTTTTTATCAAGTCCCTTGTCGCAGAGCTGCATTCAAGGTTTCTCCCGACAACATCATGAGTAATTTCCCATAGTCGCCGCCTATCAAGTCCAAGCACATCAGCCATACCAGATACCTGTGGCTTTGTGTCAAAGTCGATGCAGAGTTGCCAGAACTCGTCAATTCTCTGCTTTACAGCATTCTCGTCAGAGAGGTCAACTCTATCAAATTTGTTGAGGGCTTGGATAAACATAGTCGCTTTGCTGTTATCTCCCGGCTCCGCAAGTTCATACCCGAACTGCTGTAGGTCTGGACGGTTTCTTTTCCGTTTTACGACCTGCTCCATAGTCACATCATTCTTGTTCAGAGTTGTCACCTTCTTTCGCAAACCCAAACCTCTCTCTTGCTCTCTTTGCCATGTTTTCCCGCTGTTCGTCCGATAGTTCCTTCGGAGCGCGGACTTTAATCCACTTCTTGGGGAAAGTATATTCCCTCACACCTTCACCTGTTCGAACTACAGTAATTTCTTTGTGTTTTCCGGCAAGTACATCTAATCGGCGAATCAGGGCACGATCCATCGTATAGCAGGATGCAAGAGGCTCTTCCTGATTGTAGTTGTAGATAGTTTCCATTTCGTATTTTGTTAAGTCCAATGTTCGTTCCTCCATTCGAGAAAGGACATCTTCTTGAAAATCATAGTCGCCATGATGTATCTGATAGTCCCTGAGTTGGTCAGGAAGTAGAGTTTTGATAGGATTGGGGAAATGTCCTCAAAGTAAGGCTCCCAAGCGGGATTGCTATATTTCATTTCCCAAACACCGCCTTCATATAGTCGCTGGTCAGGTAAAGAGCCTCTTTCTGGGAGAACCCCTGTTTTATCAGATTGTCATAGAATACTTTGAGCATTTCGGACATGGCTCCTACTGCATTAAGTAGACTTGAAATATCTTATTTCATTTTTATTTATAATCCCCCTTTATATCATAATGTAAAATAATCGTTCTGTCAAGCCTCAAATGCTTTCTTTGCTAATTCCTTAATTTCTCCCGCCGTATACTTTCTTGCTCCCCTGTCCGTTTCAAATCCCTCCTTCGGCGGGTCTGGGAGGGGCATCCAGTGGGTGACACCGCCCGGCTCTCTTTCTCCGTGTGGTGTAATGACACGCCACTTCTTTCCCATGTCACTATGCCAGCCCATCATGGTCTGCCAGCGTTCATGCCAAAACGCCACCACAAGGACATCCGCTTGACTTTCCGGCAGCCTGTCCTTGACGCTAATCCACTCGCTCATGTTGCCCGCCCTCCCCGTCGTGGATGGAGCCGATGATTTCTTCCTCACCAGTCCATGCGTATCCTGGCATCAAGTCAGATAGATAGATTGCTGGCATTCCTCCGATAAAGGTTCCGCCGTGTTCCTGAACCCATACCACCTCATGGGTGCAACCACGGCTGCATTTTACAATGTCCCCAACAAACACTTTCCTCCCGTTCTTGTCGGTCAGGCCGGTGTACTGGCAGAGCGTGGAAGGGTCGACCTCAAGGCAATTTACAGTAGAAAAAAGAGACTCGCCCTTCTTGTAAAGCACAGCACTCTCAGATGGTAAAATCGATCGCCCTCCATCTGCAAACGAAATCAAGCTTCCTTTCACCCACTCGCCATTATCCAGCCGCTTGGCTTTGAAAAGGATTTCTCTGGTCATTGGGCACCTCCGATGATCTCGTCCAATGTGGCCCGCCTTATGCTCCTCAGCGTAGGAAACGTTTCATCAAGGTTATCAAGACTGCCCTTATAGTTGTCTTCGTCATCATACATGTAAAATGTCTGTCCCACTATATCAACGTATGCCAATGTTTTAACAACTGGATATAGCACTTTGATAGCCTTCGCCCTCTCCACCTCCTGCTCCGTCCAGCGGGGCTTGCGGGCGATGTTTTCTGGATGATTTATGAGATTGTTAAGACATTCCACAGTGGAGAATCCCCAG